ATTCCTCCTACACGGTGGGCAGAAGAGGTAGTTGAGGAGATTGCTGGATTTCCGTTTATGAGCCATGATGACTTGGTTGACTCCACAGTCATGGCACTCATGCGTTTCAGACAGGGCGGGTTTATACGACTGCCGACAGATGAGCCGGAAGAACAGCGGTATTTTAAGCGACGTGGAAGCGGGTTCTACTAATGGCACTAATACCAGAATTAAAAGAATATATAGATAAGGGGTCTCCTGAAGCTAAAAGTGTGCTTACCAAGGCAGCAAATAAGATGTCTGAAGCACAGCAACGGGATTTTCTTTCTTCCCTTCAACTTGGCGATGCAGAGTTTCAGCTAGCCGTCGCCCCGTACATGCCTAAAGGTTCAACGATTGATCCGTCTCGCGCTAGGCTAAAAGCGTTTCCAAAAGAAGCGGGTATTGGCCCGCGAGGACTTACATCAATGGGTATTTCAACCAAAGGTGTTACAGACCCTGAACGACTTAAAGAAAGATTTGAGGGGTATGAGATACAGTATGAGCCTGACACAGTAACTGCCCTAGAAGCGGCAAATGCAAACCCGCGTGTTTTTTCACATGAGTATAGGCATTTTGAGGGCACAGACGCTGATATGGAATTGTTAAATAGAGTTCAAGATGTTATGGCATCCCAAAATAAGGAAGACTTAGCTAAAAACACACGCTTGCTAGCCGGATACGCATACAGTATGGCAACTGCTAATAGGTTCCGGGGGAGTGGTGAAGGTGATGAGACCGAGAAACTAGATATTAAACCGTACCGAGATGCTTACAATGCGACTATCGACGGCACAGAAGAAGATATAGCTAGAAGCGCACAAGAGCTTTTAGCTAGTCCTTTAGTATCTAAGTTTATGGGGTTTAGGAGCTTTCAGAGAATGCTACCTAGAGTAGCCGTTGGGCCATATTTTAAAAAGAATGTTGAAATGCCAGAAGGCTACCGTGCAGGCGGACGCACAAGACTAATTTAGAGACAGATTATGGCTATAGAAAAAGGTTTGTATGCAGCACCAGAAGGTATCGACGCAGGTGTAGAAGAAGAAGCGCCTGATCTGGAGATAGAGATTGTCGATCCAGAAATGGTTACGTTAGATGACGGTAGTGTTGAGATAACAATTATACCTGAAGTAAACGTAACAGATTTGATGTCATTCGATGCTAATTTAGCAGAAGTATTGGATGAGGGCGTGTTAGCTGAACTTGCCGACGATCTCATTGGTTTAGTAGACAGTGATATTGGTAGCCGTAAAGATTGGGCAGATAGTTTCGTTAAAGGTTTAGAAGTGCTGGGCTTCAAGTACGAAGAGCGAACCGATCCGTGGGAAGGCGCATGTGGGGTGTACTCTAATGTATTAGCTGAAGCCGCTATACGTTTTCAAGCAGAAACCATGTCTGAGACGTTTCCCGCCGCTGGCCCTGTAAAAGTTAAAATTCTTGGCGACGACACCAAAGAAAAGGAAGAAGCCGGACAGCGTGTAAAGGCGGACATGAACTATGAACTCACTGAGCGCATGGTGGAGTACAGACCTGAACATGAGCGTCTGTTATATAGCCTTGGTTTAGCTGGCAGCGCATTTAAGAAAGTATATTTTGATCCAAATATAGGCCGACAGACGGCGGTTTACATACCAGCAGAAGATGTAGTCGTCCCTTACGGTGCTTCACATATAGAAAGTGCAGAGCGTGTTACGCACATCATGCGTAAGACAAAGAACGAATTGAAGAAGCTACAGGCCGGTGGTTTCTATATTGATATAGACCTTGGTGAACCACAGCCATATCACACGGATATTGAAGAACGTAAAGCAGAAGAGGGCGGTTATTCTATAACAGACGATGATCGTTACTCTCTATACGAGATTCACGCAGATCTTGTATTAGAAGGCATAGATGACGACGAAGAAGATGGCATAGCAAAGCCATATGTCGTAACCATTGAACGTGGAACTACGAATGTCTTGTCTATACGCCGAAACTGGAACCCCGATGATCCGTTGATGTTGAAGCGTCAGCACTTTGTACACTATGTGTACGTGCCCGGATTTGGCTTCTATGGGTTAGGTCTCATACATATAATAGGGGGGTACGCTAAGGCGGGTACGTCTATTATACGGCAGCTGGTGGACGCTGGTACGCTGGCTAATCTTCCGGGCGGTTTAAAATCCCGTGGACTGCGGATCAAAGGCGACGACTCGCCTATAGCGCCGGGAGAGTTCAAAGATGTAGATGTGCCATCTGGCAGCATCAAAGACAACATCATGAACCTTCCTTATAAGGAGCCGAGCCAGACACTTTTAGCTCTTCTTAATCAGATAACCCAAGAGGGCCGTCGTCTTGGGGCCATCAGTGATATGAATATCTCTGATATGTCTGCAAATGCGCCGGTGGGCACTACACTTGCCTTGTTAGAGAGAACTCTCAAGCCAATGGCAGCAGTGCAGGCCCGTGTACATTATGCCATGAAGCAAGAGTTTAAGCTCTTAAAAGCTATCATGGCGGAGTATGCGCCGACTGAATACGCATATGAGCCACTACGGGGTGAGGTAACAGCAAAACAAGCAGATTATATGGCGGTTGATGTCATACCCGTCAGTGATCCGAATAGTTCTACAATGGCACAACGTGTCGTGCAGTATCAGGCAGTGCTACAAATGGCGCAGTCTGCACCCCAAATATACAATCTTCCGCAGCTTCACAGGCAGATGATTGAAGTATTAGGCGTTAAAAACGCGGATAAACTTGTTCCCACGGAAGATGATGCAAAACCCGTTGATCCAGTTAGTGAAAATATGAATGCGTTGAACGGTAAACCGTTAAAGGCGTTTATCTACCAAGACCATGATGCACATATGGCGGTACACCAGACGTTCTTACGAGACCCTATGGTAGCTGCAACAATAGGGCAGAATCCACAAGCGCAACGTATAGCTGCAGCACTACAAGCGCATATCGCGGAACATCTTGGCTTTAAGTACCGTAAAGAAATGGAAGAAAAAGTCGGTGCACCACTACCGAACCCCAACGCAGAGTTATCACAAAGTATGGAAGTGGACTTAGCGCGTCTTATGGCGCAAGCTGGGGCACAGCTTACACAGCAAAAACAACAGCAGGCAGCGCAACAAGCTGCTCAACAGAAGGCACAAGATCCTGTTGTACAAATGCAGCAGGCAGAACTACAAATCAAACAGCAAGAAGTGCAGCGTAAAGCAGCTAAAGATCAACTGGATGCTCAACTTAAGCAGGCAGAGTTAGAGCTGAAAGCACGCGAGAACATGCAAGATGCCCAGATAGATCAAGCAGAGCTAGCTTTAAAACAACAGGAATTACAGATAGACGCACAAAAAGCAGGAGCACAACTTGCTGCAAATCGTAGAAAAGACCGCACTAAGTTAGATCTTGATTTATTAAAGACTGTAACTGATACCGATACTAATAGAGGTTAGTAATGGCAAAGACCGTCTTTGATGTGCTAAAGGAAAAAATCGAGGCTGATAAAGCCTCTGCACTACAGTTCCTTGGCGGTGGTGGAGCAAAAGACTACGCCATGTATAAGGAAACCACAGGTTTGATTCGGGGTCTCGAAACCTGTCTGGGGCATGTAGAAGACCTCTCGCGCAAAATGGAGTACGACGATGAGTGAAGCTGTTACTACAGTTGACGCTACCGAAGAGCTAGAAGCCCAACTTCCAAAACCTGTTGGCTACAGAATTCTCATAGCCATGCCACAGGTGGAGGAAACCTTTGATGGCACAAACCTGTTAAAAACAGATACCACCAAAAGTCATGAAACGATAATGTCTATCATAGGACTTGTTTTAGATATGGGCGACCAAGCCTATTCTGACGAAGATAGGTTCCCTACCGGCCCTTGGTGTAAGCAAGGAGACTATGTGATGTTTCGTGCTAATAGTGGCACTAGATTTAAAGTTGAGGGCGTAGAGTATCGTTTGATGAATGATGATTCTATTGAAGCAGTTGTTTCAGATCCTCGTGGTGTGACTAGAGCATAAGGAGACAGATATGCCGTTTCAAAAAGTTGAGTATTCTTTTCCTGACGAAGAAGAACAGACAGCGAATATTGAAGTAAAAGATACTGGCGCTATCGAAGTGGATCTCACAGGGTCAAAGACCGCAGAAGATTATGCGGAACCCGCACCAGAGCCTGAAGTAGATGCTAAGACAGTAGACGAAGACTTTGAGATTGAAGTTGTTGATGATACTCCTGTAGCTGATCGTAACCGCACACCCTCTGATCCACCACCTGATATTACGGATGAGGAGTTAGAAAACTACTCAGAAAAGGTAAAAAATCGTATAAGGCACTTTAGCAAAGGTTACCACGATGAAAGGCGGGCAAAAGAAACAGCGATTAGAGAGCGTAAGGAGTTAGAAGCTCTAACTCAAAGGCTTATAGAAGAGAATAAAACGCTCAAAGGTGATGTAGGCACGACTCGTGAAGCCTTATTAGAGCAGGCTAAACGTGTAGTAGACTCTGAACTAGCTGATGCAAAACGCACCTATAAAGACGCTTATGAAAGTGGCGACGCAGATCGTCTATTAGAGGCGCAGGAGTATCTTACCTCTGCAAAATTAAAAGCAGATAAGCTCGATAATGTTAAAATGCCTGCTTTACAAGAGGAAGAAACTCCTGTAGAAGAACCAATAACGCCTGCTCCTGTACGTGATCCAAAAGCAGAAGCGTGGGTTCAAAAGAACCCGTGGTTTCATACTGATGATGAAATGACAGCTTATGCTATAGGATTACACCAGAAGTTGGTCAAAAGTGGGGTTGACCCACAAAGCGACGAATACTACGAGACTATTGATGCTCGTATGCAAAAAGTATTTCCAGAGTATTTTCCCGGAGATACGGAACTTGAGGACTCTGAACCAAAGCGACAGCCGACTGTGGTTGCACCCGCAACGCGGAGCACTACACCTAAAAAGGTGACTCTCAACCACACACAGATTGCTTTAGCTAAAAGGCTAGGTGTCCCGTTAGAAGAATACGCCAAACAGGTTGCACTTGAAATGAGGAAAGCGTAATGGCTGAGAACCGAATAAAGCGTGATAAAGAAACTCGTGAGAACAAGTCTCGTAAAAGAGCTTGGCAGCGCCCCGAGGTACTACCCTCACCTGACCCGGAACCGGGTTATGCACATCGCTACGTAAGAGTTTCCATGCAAGGTCAAACAGACGCCATGAATGTTTCCTCCAAACTGCGTGAAGGTTGGGAACCCGTAAAAGCCGAAGACCATTCTGAAATAACTGTAGCTGCTGTTGAAAGCGAACGATTTGCCGACAACGTGGTTATCGGAGGGCTGATGCTTTGCAAAGCTCCCGAAGAGTTAGTTAAGGAGCGTACGGAATTTTACGAGCATCAAGCGGCATCTCAGATGCAGTCAGTAGATAACAACCTCATGCGAGAAAACGACCCACGTATGCCTTTGTTTAATGATAGGAAAACAAAAGTTACGTTTGGGAACGGAACTTAATATTTTTAGGAGCTTATAATGGCTTATCCTACTGTCGATGCCCCTTACGGGCTAAGGCCAGTTAAGCTGTTGAGCGGTGTTCCGTACGTTGGTACTGTCCGTCACTACTCTATTGCAAGTGGTTATGGCACAGACATCTTCTACGGCGACGCTGTTAAACTGGTAACTGGCGGCACCGTCGAACGTGATACGTTCGATGCTGCTATGACTCCTATTGGAGTTTTTATGGGTGTTTCATACACCGATCCTAGCACGTCACAAAAGACGTTCAGACAATACTACCCCGCTAGCACAGCAGCTTCTGACATCGTAGCGTATGTATGCGATGCCACTGATGTGTTGTTCAAGGCGGCTATTGTATCGTCTGGTACTACTATTGGTGATTTAGCTATCACTGATATTGGTGCTAATGTGGCTGGTGTGGATAACACTGGAAGCACTGTAACTGGTAACTCTAAAAGTGCCATATCAGATACTTCTGCTACCACAGCAACCCTTCCATTCCGTATCGTAGAGCTGGTTGAAGAAACCAAAAACTCTTCTGGCGGGTTCACAGAAGCACTTGTGAAGTGGAACGCAGGTCATGCGTTTGACAACACTACTGGTGTATAAGGAGTAAGGTAAAATGGCTATTTCAAGAGCGCAATTACTTAAAGAACTCCTGCCCGGACTGAACGCTTTGT